CCTTTGGTCAATCAAATCGAATTGATTTTGCCACCAGCTCCAGTAGCTTTTGCATTGCGTCATCAATCGCACTGCCTGATCGTCTTCATTGGTATAATGGTATGCGTAACGCAAGCCCATGTCCCAAACATGCTCGGCGTATTGCTCAGCAGAAATGCCGAGGAGCGCTTGAATTTGTAACTGTACCATTAGAACAGCCCTCCTTGTGCCGAGTGCGCTGCAAAAAGTCTGTGTTTGCCCGGAGCGGCCAAATAACGGCTTACTGATTTTAGAGTGCCTTGCTTGAAGTACAGCTTCACATCAGAGGCGTGAAGCAGCTCTCTGGATTTATCAGGATTACCTTCAGACGCACCGAACGATACCAGGATAATTCCAAGGCTACGACGCTTGAACATGGCCCTCAACTCTCTAAGCTGATCGTAAGTGAAGCCCATGTATTGAACACTATCAATGACCACAAAGCGATAGTAATTCTTACGAATTGCCTCCGTCATTTCATCAAAAGACAGGGCATTACCAAAGTAAAGCTTCGAACTGCCAATCTTCCATTCAAGCACTCTGTCCTGGATCGTCTTATTGACGCGTTCTTCGTGGCTGTTGTACAAGGTTTTGCCATGCTCATCTGCTAAAAAATTAGCCAAACGAAGTGCAAAAACGCTCTTGCCACTTCCGCTTTCGCCATAGAGCATGGCAACAAATCTGGCTTCAGGCATGCCCATGTATTTGCTAAATTCACCCATATCAAGGGTGTGATAATTCAGCGACCGAACGGTTTTCACGTTCATGATTTTGCGAGTACTCATGCTGCAGCCTCCCAATTTGAAGCACCTACATGCAATGATGCCAATACCTCGCGCTGTGAGCCCTCTGAGAGCAGCTCAGGCTTGCGTTCTACCATTCGACGGTAGTTCATAATCAACTCCTTCAAAGTGCCGTAATCGTGACAATTTGCCTCAACAAAACGAAGGGCAGGCTCATCCGTAATGCCATATTTCTGGCACACGGTATTGATGAAACTACGAGTAATGCCGTATAGTGGCTGCCAGTAACCAATCCTGCGCTTCAGCTCACGATAACCTGGCTTGTCTTTGGTGGCATTCCTGAATATTTGATCCTTCATGTAGTTGAGACCGGCGATTACAATACCGCAGCGACCTTCAAGTCCATCGTATATCAGCTGAATCATGCGTACACATGAATCACTGAGTTTGCCAAAATCATCGAGAATGAGCACCGGGGCCTCAAGCGTAGAAAGCTTGTTTACAATGTTCATTGTTCGGTTGTGCAACGAACCTTCCGACTCCAATCCTATCGACTGCAGTATTGCAGTAAGAAAGTCTTTCCGACTCATGGTCACAGTACAAAGCACGTAGAAGGCATTTTGCCGGTTGCTGCTGAAATACTTCAGAGCAGTAGTCTTGCCCAAGCCAGTATCACCAGCCACCGCTAAAAAGCGGCTGTTTGATTTGGCATCTTCACAAAGCTCATTGATAGCTTTGGTGTTGCGGGTCTCAAAAACGATCCAGCTGCTAATTTGGTAACCTGCCCATGCAGATACTTTTAACCACATCTGGTCGCTGATCTGATCCCACTTGTCATTCAACAAGTTCGAAAGCAAGGCCGCAGATACGCCCATTTGCTTCGAAGCCTGGTTGTTACTCAAAGCCTTGGCAGCGATACGCTCCTGTGTGAGTAACTTGATTTCTGATTTCTGTTGCTGTGTCATACTTTTGGATTTCTATTTGATTTGGTATGGTTATACTGGATCTGGTTGCGGCTACCGGCTGATCCCCGGTAGCCTTTTTTTTTACATCAATGGCCGACCCTCCTCGAAGTCGTCGTTATCGTACAAACTCATGGGTGCCAATGCCATGCTTTGCTTTTTCAGGTATTGGCCAAAGCCATCAATTAAAGAGTCAGGTGTAATACCGACCTTCTCGGCAACGAGCTTCGACTTTTCTCTGCGATCCCTATTGTCCTTTTTGCGGAGTTCCAACTGCTTAACCAAAAGCTCACGTTCGCCTGGCTTCTGATCTGCAATTGCCCGGTGTATCTCAACCCGAGGCTCGGCCATGGCCACCAATCTCAGATCATCGGCAACTCCAGTGCACAAATACACCATTGACATATCTTCAGGATCGTACTTCACCCAAAACTTCTCGCCGATGTATTTTCTGCGGAATTCAAGATCGGGAAGGCCTTCTGAAAGCACCTCGAATTCGTAAGGTTGACCGCCTACTTGAAGCTTTATGCCAGTATTGCGGTATATGATTTGCTTGTCGGTTCTGAGCCAGAATAAAAGCGCCATTTCCAAGGCATCCACAGGCCGGTGGTGAGGGTTCTGCGATTTGCGGTACATCTCAATGCGTGGCTGACCAGTCTTCGGATGTGGCATGTTGTTCCACTCGGCTACCCTCTCGTGCATAATCCCGAAAACCTCGTCAATGGTTGGAAAATTCTTTTTATTCGCGATTATCCACTCGGTATTTTCTTTGCTATCAAGCTTTTTAGTAGTTATGTTTTGGCCAGTGTAGAACCAATCCTGGCGAAGCACCTGCGTTTGGAATCGCGCAAATATGTTCTCGATTGTTTTGCTCTTGCCGTTGTATGGCTGTACAGCGAAATGTAGGTGTGCAACCTTATTAAAGAAGCCTTGATTGGAGAGCTTCTTGTGACCTCCTTGATTGTCATATCGCCATTCGTAAGGCTTGGCTTGAGCAAACTTTAAGGCCATTTTTGCCGCCAGAAATTGCATGGCATGCTCCTCTTCATCATCAATGTGCCAGCCTAGTATAACTTCACTAAATGCGTCAGTAATGGCGTATAGTTTCATGTTTTTACTTACACCTTTAATCCGGTAGTTCAGGCCGGTTCCATCACTTTCCCAAATGGCATCTCTGAAGGTTGGCTTGATGGTCTTTATTTCAATGCCAAACTTTTGATCAGCCATTCGTTCGCCGTGGCGAGGACCGTACCACTCAACCTCACGCTTCGATAAGTAATTGTCGATGGTATTTTCACTGCGAAGCTGCTTCCAGCCTTTCTTTTGGGCCTCTTGGTTGTATTTCAAAAACAGTTGGCTTACCGTATACTTGATAGGCAGTGCATACATTGCCACGAGCCAGTCGCCAGCAGCTTCGGTTATTTTTTCGGTATTCTTGTTGCCAAACTTCTTGCTTACCAGTACCTCGTAGTTCGGGCCGTCTTGGTATTCCTTAACCTTCCTGGTCAATCTAGAATAGCTCGAGGGTAAATCGATGCCTTCCTTGTCGATTAGCTCACATACAATTGACCAAAATTGCTCGCGTGTCAGTCCGGTAGGCTTCAGGTACTTTTTGTTCTCTTTGCCAGTGAACTTTATGATCATGTTTAGCCATTGAGCGGCCTCAATACATGAGTTGATGTGCGAAGGAGGCAATTGAATGTCACCTTCGCAGCGATAATCATTAAAGTATTTAGCGGCTGCATAATCAACTGTCAAATACTGTTTAATGGCTGTTTTACCAGTGTATTCATACGGATTGCCATACTTCTCAATAACTCGCCGCTTGTACTTCTCAGGCAAGCTCTCATATTCTACCTCCACCATACGGCCATTGCCGCCGCGAGTTGTGCGAGTAACTTTGCAGCGCCTAATCAGTGAACCGAGAGTATTCATCGGCATCACGTCAGGCACCAGTTCGTGGTAGGTAAGGAGCAATATGTTGTTGGCTAATCGCAAGTATTGTTTACTTTAGGCGCATGGAGAGAAAGACTTTATTCAAACTTTCGATTTCGATTGAAACCAAATCCACTGACTTGACTGAAAGGCAAGCCGAAGGAGTTAAAAAAAGGCTTGAGCATTTTATTCAAGCGTTGAAACCAGTGAGACAAGCCTCTAAAGCGAGGATCGATGTGGGCTACAGGTATGATGAAGTTTGGCAAAGGCAGTATCCGGTCACATTTGGGCATTTTGAAATGGAGCTGCCATCCCATTTTATAGTTGGCATTTTCATAGATATGTTTCATCGATTTTGTCTCCTCAACAATATGGAGCTGACCATTAACCAAGGCACATGACTTCATTATTCTTCCAATTCATCCTTGTGACACATCATTAAGCCGCCGAGATACTCGTAGTTATTGCTCGGATCATCGCAAAATGCTTTAATTTCTCGCATAGATTTCTGATATGCTTCTTCAAAGGAACTTGAAGCCTTATTGGATGAAATTCCTGTATTAGCCAGTAATTTTTTTGCCTCAATGGTCAATCCACCAGATTTTGGGTCAGTGATTGCCCATAAAATGAGCTTTGAGAGTGCTTTTCTAAACATGTGTGTAGTAGTTAGTACTGTTTTCCGTGTTTATATGGTCTGAGCTTGTTGTACCGCATTTTGGCCTTTACATGTGATTCCAAATTGACACCGGTGTAGGCAGCAAGGTCCATCACGCGAATCATGATATCGGCGAGCTCGTCTTCGAAGGTGTTTTTTACCAGCTTTTCAAATTGCTGCTTGAATACTTCGTCATCGTTGAACGAGGCGCCATATTCTTTATCGGCCATCCCGTCGATGTACCAGTAACGTTCCGGACTTCCTGCCTTTTTGCTGTAAAAGTTATCGGCTCTATGCGCCTCTAAAGCCTCACTTACTTCTGAGTGAATCAAAGCAAGTAATTCGCCTATGTTTCTATCGGATGTGTAGAAGCCTTTGGCTCTATTCGCATCGTGTATTTTGAATGACAACTCGTTGATCATAGCGGCGGATTTAAAGTGATGCCGAGTTCTTTGAGCTTGCTGATTAGCGTTGGCCAAGGCACGTTCGATTTCACAATGTGCTGCTTGGTTTTGGTGTCGATTTGCAGATATCCGTTTTGGAAGGTTACCGTACAAGGCTCGGCACTTACGAAATCGAGTCCGTAAAGGGTGTGTTTGGTTTTCCTCATAGCTGTGGATTATTTGCGAACCACTGGAAGATGCTTTTGCATGCTTCCAGTGGCTCAAGTGAATTTGCTTGCATTGATGCCGGATGATCGGCTTTAAGGAGCATTACTTCTTTACCATCGCGGCAAATGTGTACCTGCACACGGTAGTCGGCCACATCAGGATCAATGGCCTCAATTATCTGAATATTGATGGTACGCAACTGGCTCATGCCTTTCCCTCCATCTCGCGCATCTTGATCAGACGGGCCTTTAACTTTTCGCGCTCCTCGATGATCACCCGCAACGTGCGCTCTATATCCGCGTTTTTACGCTGTCCACGCAGGATTTTGTCTACATAATCGTAGTGGCAT